GTTTAGGACGCTCCGCCTTTTCGCGTGTATCAAGTTCGCGTGTCATACGGTTAGATTTTTCCATTATATTTTCCTCATTTCTTCAGCAACCTTACGGGCGTATAGTTCCAACGGAACTCCCAACCGCTTGGCGAGATTCACCTGTGTCTGCGTAAGCACGATCTTTTTAGGCGCTGTGCTACGGGTTGCAGGTGCAACAACGTTGGACTTAGTGCGTTGAGGTTTCGCATCAACGGACTCTTCGGCTCCAAACTGATCCGAGAATCTTTCCCTAATGTCAGTATTGATACGTCTATAGTATTCATCACTGCCACTTGGTATTCCTTCACCTACCAAATCTTCATGTAAGCCTAGGGCATAGGCTGTCATTCGCTTGTTGCTTCCAAACCACTGATTTTGGTCTTGCCATGCAAGTAGTTTTTCATCAACTGGCGCAGCTCTGGTGGGCTGTTGAGTGATTTGTACAGGAGTTTCTTCTTCCTGTAAAGGGGTTGGTTTAAAATTATTTACCTTATCTGCGCGAATTTTTGCAGTAGTGAGGGCTTCCTGCGCCTCAACTAACTTATCAGAATCACCAGATTCGTAAGCTTCTTTGTACATGCGCTTAGCGTTTTCTACTTCGCTAGACACTACTTTCTTGGCTTGCTCTAATAGTGCAGTCTGGTTCTGATTAACAGACCCCTTGAGTTTTTTGTTCTCCTCAAGCACGGATTGTGCTAAACGAATAGCTTCGTCTTTTTCACGTTCCGCTGTCTCTTTTGCGCGACGTTCTTCGTGATAACCCTTGGTAAAGTGCTTGATGCGCTTTTGTACACTCTCGTCGTACTTGGCCAACTCCTCATCTGTCACCTCTTTAGGAGGTTCTGTCATAGGTTTGCGACCACGATCTTCGGCAGGTGTATCGTCTACAACTTCAATCTCGGGCGCGTCCGACTCTGGCTCAACAACTTTGCCACCTTTACGTGGGTTTTCTTCCGCCTCATCAGGGAATTCAAATTCTGTTTTTTCAATTTCAGCCATGATTTACTCCTTAGTTAGGGCGTTGGATACCACGGGGGTCTTGCACAACAGCCTGAATGGAGTCATCATTGATGAGTCTCCACTCTGTACCATGAATCTTCATGCGAGTGCCAGTGTTGGGTCTAACCAACACAAAGTCACCGACTTTACAGCTTGGGCCAGACGGGAAACGTTTCTCGTCTTTGAACGCATCAGGGCCAATCTTCGCAACACACAACACGGGGGATAGAAGCTCCTCGTGGTACATAGCGGTCGCAGATTTTAGAATCCCGGTCTCGCTAAACTCTTCTTCTGCCTTGGGCAACATACACAGGATGTGGTACGTCGCTGGATCCGGCACTTGTTTGGCTTTCTCTTCAGCAGAGGTATTGAGCACCCCACTTAGATCAACCGCACTAACATCAAATTCAGTCATCTTCATATTCCTTAGTTTTACGCACGAGGTCAGCAAGCTCATACTGCGCGGTTTGCAGACCCCGGATAGTCCCGCACAGTTCTTTGTAGTGATCGTGGGATTTAGCTCCACCACCACTGACAACATCGACCAACTGCTTGACGTGTTCCTCAAGCTTCCCGTTCAACACTTCAAGCAAATTAGCCATCATTCATCCTTCATAGGTTTGTTCTGCTGCATCGCAGCTCTTCTCGCGGCTTCTTCAGCGTGACTTAGTTTCTGGGCATGAACTTGCCCGCCGTGAGCCATCTTCTGCTGATGCACTTGCCCGCCGTGAGCCATCTTCTGCTGAGCCTGAGCTTGTTGCATCATCATCTGTTGTTGTTGCTGAGCTTGCGCTTGCTCTAGCTCCGCCCGTTTAGCCGCCATCTCTAAGCCGTGTAACTCTTGGGCTTGAGCAATCTCCTGCTGTAGACGCATCGCGGCCATCTGTGGGTCTTCTCCAGTTCGGGCTGCGCTTTCTTGGGCCTTGAGTGACAACTCTTCGGCCTTGAGCTGCAACTCACCCTTGACCTTGAGCGCCTTGATGTCAGCTTCTTGTTTCTTGATCTGCAGTTCAGCTTGCTGCATCTGAATGATCGGATCTTGAGCCTGCGCCATCGCTTGCTGCTGAGCTGCCTTGGCTTTGTCCATCGCGAGGAGCTGCATAGACGCCTGCGCCACAAGTTTAGATACTTGTACTTCAACGTCGTTATCAAGCTGTGCATCTGGTGCAGGTAGTGTTGCGCCCAACTGCTCTTGAACTTTCTGACGATATGAAAACGCCAAGTGTTCTGCAACGTGGGCCATGATCGTGCCCTGCATCTGCTGAGCCATGGGACTCTGACCAATCTGGCCCATGATCATGGGGTCCTGCATCATTGAAGTGTGAACAGCGATGTGTGCATCATGATCTTGATGAATAAACGCCCGCGTAGGCTTGCCCGTGAGGAACGACATGTTCTCCGACACGGGGTCGCGTGGAGTCTGGTCATCATCGATCGGCACTAACTTCTCTGCGTTCTTGATACCCAACACCTCAATCATCTGCCTGTGAAGTTGCGGCAAGTCGTAAATCTGCGGTGCGCCCTGAGCCAACTGAATCACAGCCTGATACTGCATGATGCGCTGAGCCATCGTCGCACTGTTGGGATCACTGACTGGAATTACCGACACCATGTCGTAGTCAGCTTGCTTGGCTTTCCTATCACCCTCAACCGGATCGAAGCTGTACTCTGGCGGAGTGTGATCACGAATGATGTCACGCAGGAGCTGGAACTCTTGCTTCATGCTGTAGTGAACACGAGCCTGAACCGCAGACATTGTCTTGAGCTGACGCTCCAAGAGAGCTAGCGTTGTACCGACAGGCGCGTTAGCAGACATATCGCTGATGTTCATATCAGCAATAGAACCTAGACGACGACCTTCTTCTGTTATGCGATCAAGCAACCCCGCCAAAACTTGACTTGGCTCTTTGTACGGCAGAGGCATGATGTTGTCACGCACTGAACCTGACGGCACATCTACATCACGGAACTCACCGGGGTTAATCGGTGTGTCATCCCCCTTGATCCGCAAGCCGCGTGTCTTTAAGCCACCGGGCAAGTTACTCAGTGTGCCCGCATCAACGAGTTGTCGAATCAGAGACGTACCAGCACGGGCGTAGCCACCGATCAAGTGAATCAAACCTAGACCATAAGCACCAAAACCGGGGACGTATGTGTACTGCACAAAGTGCTGGCGCTTGAGTTTTCTCTTGTCGTCCTCGTTCCAGTTGCGACGAATGGCAAGCACCGTGTTTGTGCCGCGCTCGATCGTAATCACGTAAGGACGGGCAACGCCATCCTCATCCTCATAGCCCGCTAAATCATAATCAATATGCACTTCAAGAATCTGATAACGATCATCGTCCGTCAGTGAGTAACCTTGATCTTCTGCTTTCTTTTTCTCCACATCCGTGTGTATGGATATCGGCTCACCTAATTCTTCATCAACGTAGAAACCCGCAACCTGCAGCTTCTTCATCTCATTCTTTGTCTTGCGCATCACATGAGTGAGTCGCTCAGAAGTGTTCGCGCTCGACGCACCGTAAGGAATGATGATGTCTTCAGCAGGGATGAACATCGCAATCTGACGATCAAGCGACGGGTCAAAATAGACCTTTTTGAACGCCGCGCCCGCAAGGCCCAAGTTGTACAACATGCGCTCATGCTCAGGGCGATACTCAGTCATCACCTCAGTGAGCTGATAGTTCATGTCATCTCTTACACGCTCAGCCGCCTGCTCTTTAAGTTTATCAATTGCGCCGATGATCTCGGTTTTGACCGGACCCTGAGCAGGGAACGTCTCAATGATAGTCTCGCTCTGGAACCGTACAGCAGCTTCTGTGAGTACCGTTGAGAAAACACCGCAAGCACCGAGCCACGGCTCAGTACGCTCTTCATATTTCATCCCCAAAACGTCAAGACCTTTAACATACATCTCAACCCAGTCCTTGCGGCTAGAAATGTCTGCGTCCACCATCTCAATGATGTCGCTTGCTACTTTCTGTAGCTCGCCCTTATCCATCTCTTCTGCAAGGTTGGTATCAAAGTCCTCGCCTTCTTCGTCAGGCATCAAGTCAATCTCCATGCCGTCAAGCCCGATGCGAACACCCTCGGGATCCTCAATCTCAATCTCAATGTCAGGCCCCATAGATGGTGAGTCCATCAAATCCCCAATACCGAGAGGTGCTGCATACAAACCTTTTTCTATCGAACTCGTAGCCATATCTATCCTTAGTAAAACGCAGCTTTCTTGCTGCGGAAATATCTTTCTTCTTCAGGCTCGTCGCTCGGTAAGCGAATAAACCCGCCTTGTCTGAACCGCATGAGCGCTAGTGTTGTTGAGTCAACCAAGTCATCATTTGTACCCGACGGAAAGTCGTTACATTCTTCAATAACTTCTCTAGCCCATCTGCGATCCGGCGCAAACACCACTCCTCCTTGGAACAGTGCAGAAACCGCGTTCACCCGTGCGATCTTATCTTGTCCTTTACCCGGAGTAAACTCGCCTATGGGCACGCCCATCCGTCTAAATTCTTGGTAGAGTGCTGAACCGTTGGATTTCTTCTCAACAATAAACACGTCAGGCTCCCACTCTTTGTACTCCTCAAGCACCAACGCTTTGAGATCTGGGTACTCCATCCGCTTCTTGATTGAGTTGAGCAAAATAATTGCGTAGTTGTTTGTCTCTTCGTTAAAGAACACACCCCACGTCGTCAGCGCGTTGTAGTCAGCTCTGTTATTTGCTTCTTGAGCCGCGTCCAGCGACATGATTGTGAACTCGCAATGAGGAGGGTCGTCCTTTTCCCAAATCTGCCACCACTCACGCTTAAGTAGCGCCCCTTCCTCAGACACAGGATTTTGCATGTACTGGGCCTGCCAGTACCGTGGGTCCATACCCGCTTTCTTGCCAAGCAATTCCTCCAGCGACCAGAAGTCCCCCCATAGCGGTTTGTCATTCAATATGGCAGGGAATTCAACAATTTCCCACTGATCTACGTCTTCTTCTTTTGCCATCTGGTTGACGATCATTCCCGTCAGATCCAGCTTAGACCAGCGGGTCATCACTATAATAATAGAGCCACCCGGCATAAGACGCTGGAGAGGGCCAGACTGAAACCACTCCCAAGCAGGAAGGAAAACGTCCGGTCGCCCAGTCTTAGCTTCTTGTTCCGAATGAGGGTCGTCAATGATAAATAAATCAGCGCCACGACCAGCAAGAGCGCCTCCGACACCAATAGCAAAGTATTCTCCGTTGAAATTTGTACCCCAACGTGACGCAGACTTACTATCAGCTTGCAATTCGATCTGCGGAAACACGTCCCGATAAGCCTCAGAACCCACCAAATTACGCACTCTGCGGCCAAAATTAACGGCCAAATCAGCCGTGTGGGAGGACATAATGATCTTTTTATGAGGGTATTTACCTAGAAACCATGCCGGTGCAAGGTAAGAAATCATCTCAGATTTACCGTGACGGGGGGCAATATTAACAATAACACGCCTTTTCTTACCCGCAGCTATGTCTTCAAAGATCTTTGCAAGCCTTCTGTGGTGTGGGCCGACCTTATAACCGGGGTAAACGTGGTCAATAAAGGTTAAAAAGTCAGTTTTTCCTACAGATTCGACAGATTTGCTGTCATACGTCTTCAAAAGCTCTAAAGTCCGACGTTTTTCCTCTCCCTTCATAGTATTTAGGGAGTCTCTGATCTTTTTAAGGTCTTCAGGCGTTACTCTCATCTCTGATTACCCGTGTTTGAACGTCAATAGTACGTTTTTCTAACTTTTGGAGCGTCTCAAGAAGTTCTTGCTCAACTTCTTCCATAGATTGATGCTTAACTGTAATCTCAGAGCGCTTTTTAAAGGCATCTACTCCGTCAATCTCGCCTAATTTAGTGATTGCAGCTATCCGGATGCGGCCATCAGGGTGGTCTGTCTCTTTAATTAGCTTATTAATAACAAACCGTTTAAGTTCAGCATACTCTTTAACAAGATCTGCTTGAAACGCCCCTACCATGCCGGCAAGGTAGGCCATTGTTTCGTTGGGGTATACGGATAGATTGAGTTTTGTCTCGGGATTAGACATTACTTGATTGGCTAACTGCGTAGCTTGAGCACGGGCATCAGCAGATGGTTCGATGGGAACCCCTTGAATATCGGCAATTAGTTTGACAGTCCTACCCCGCATCTGGATTTCTTCAAGATCGGTTAGTTCTGGCATAGCTTCCGTGGCGTTAGCAGGAAGCGGAATCGAATCTTCAATAGCTGCAAGCAGTGTTGTCATAGAGGAAAGAGCGCTCCATGTTAAAAAATGTTGAGGTCAGGGCTACCCGCCTCAACGAGCGGACTCTAACATAAAAATAATTCTTTATGCAACATATTTTTGGTTCCATTGACGGGGGGTACTTCTATATAGAAGGGGGTGGGGTCTAGGAAGGGCAAAAAAGACCCCCAGTTAAGGGGGTCAAAAGGAGAGGACAAGAGCAACTGCATTGCTCGCAGGTAATGTAACACAGAGTTTGGTGAAGTAGGTACGTTTCTGCGGGGCGGGAAATTCTGTAGGGCAAGGTGTGTCAAGTAATGGGGCGGAAGTTGGAAAAGTTTGGGATTATTTGTGTGGATTATGGGGTATGGGGGGCACGGGAGTCGCTCAGAGGCTTTGGGGGGTCGGGGGCGGGTGGGTCGAGTTCAGGCTGGTTTCTTGAAAAACCTATGGGCTACCTGTATACATACCTTATGCAAAGCGATAGGCGCGATGCATTAACCTAAAGGGAGAATCAAATGATCAAATCATTGTGGCGTTGGTTGACTCACTACAAAGTTGTAGTGCAATGGGAAGATAGAGTATTCGTTCACTATGGATACACCCTCAACGAAGCCCTCCAATGGGCGGCTCAATACAAGCTGAGCAACACAGTTGTGTTGATCGGTATCAGAGGCAAGCTTGTCGCGGCGCGAGGCGATTGGTAATAACAACGGGGGTTTCGACCCCCACATTGGGAGAAACAAATGGAAAAAGATATTGAATTGGATCTTGGCTACTTAGCTTGGGATGTTCGCGTCACATTAGAAGAATGTGAGCAAGATGGTATCCCTTGCCAATACATTGGCATTGGTCGCGTTGATGCTGACGATACCAAGTCTAACTACTACGCGATGTATGAAGTCGACAAAGACGGCTTCATCATCAAAGACATGACTAACAACGAGATCCTTATCCGTTGCAAAGAAACAGGCGAAGCGGGTGTGTTTAACCGCGACGCATACTGGACACGAGGCGGGCAGTCAGTCGCTGAGTTTTACGCAAAGAACTTCTAAGGAGATAACATGAAACAACTTGAACTGTTTGATACCCGCGATGATGTGCAATACGCGCTGAGCCTGACAATGTTTGAACTACGCAACATATGTCGCAACAATCGTCGGGCTTTCGATTACTTCCATACGATACGAAGCAAGGAACGCGAGCGTATCAACTACCAAGTTGCAAGGGCGATGTTCATTGCAAAGCTAGAGGGTAACGAGTTCAGCAAGCTATCAAGGCATGTGCTGATACCTTGATAAGAGGAGGCTTCGGCCTCCTCTTTTTTTGTGCCCAAATTGATACCAGTTATTTGTTCCCGCGAGCCGTCGCGAGCCAGCGCCGTTGAGCTATTCTTCGGTTCAGTTCCGGCTGATTAGTTGAATAATCTATCAGGTTCCTGTATACATATATTAGTGGTTGACGGTCGTCAACTACGCTAACGCTTCACTATGGGAGATATCATGGAAGCAACCAAAGGAACAGATTCGTACAAGAATCTGATGTACCGCTTCGCTACATTGAAAGACGAAGAGTTGAGCATTGCAAAGATCGTTTACGAACGATGCAATACTTTCCACGAAGAGCAACCAGAAGAGATTCTGGAAGAGATGAAAGCCGGTTCAGTAATGAAGTGGCAAGAACTCAACGACGCCGTTTCTTACACTAAGGAATGGACACCATGCAAAGTAAACTCAAAAGAAGTTGCTTTCATTGCTACCGCTGAATGGGCATTGTCCTACTCAACGCAAAAGACGAACGGTCTGAAAGAATCAGACCCGAAGATGCACGCTGTACTTCGTCTGGTTCAGATACCGCTGAACAAGTACATCAACGCTAACAAGCAAGCGCTTGTTAAGAAAGTTGAAGAGTATCACAACAAGCTGAACAACATTCAGCGAGTTCGTGCGGTAACCGCTGATTTCACCAAAACGGTGAAAGACGTTATAGACGGTCTTAAGACTAGATGCAAGAACGCAAAGAACCGCGGAGATACAAGCGCGGATGACAAGCGGTTGCACGAAGCAATCAATGCTTTCAACAAGGTCTGGCTTAAGTAATGTATGACGAACGCATGATATTTGCGTGTTGGGAGTGGGACTTCGAATGGTTGTCCCACTCCTTCCGAACAGACGAAACCTTATTCCTAGGTTTCTCACGCTAAAGATGGGGCTTCGGCCCCATTTTTTTGGCCCTTCTTTTTGAGACCAGTTATTTGTCTCCGCGAGCGTCTGCGCGAGGGCGTGCGCCTAGTTTATCGCGTCAGATCAGGCTGATCGCTTGAATTTCCAGTTTGCATCATGTATACGATATATACCACAAGGCAATCGGCTGAGTGGAATAACCTTTATGGAGTCCGTTATGGAACAGTCATTTAAAAGTTTGATGTACGATTTCTCTGATCTAAAAAGCAAAGAGAAAACAGTCGCGAAATTGGTGTTTGAGAAATGCAACACATTTCACGAGGAACAGCCCGAGGAAATCTTGGAGGAAATGAAGGCTGGCGCAGTACTGCGTTGGCAAGAGGAACACACGCCAGTCGGTTACACGGCTGAGTGGCGACCATGTGGTAAGGGTGAGAAGGCTGTGTTTATCGCCAGTGCTGAGTGGGCTTTATCGTATAGCACTCAGAAAACAAACGGACTTAAAGAGTCCGATCCGCTGATGCACAAGGTTTTGCGCTCAGTCCAAATCCCAGTGAACAAATACTGGAACGCCAACAAAAATGCGCTGATCGCCAAGGTTAAAGAGGTGCATGACGAGGTTAACGGGATCACGCGCCAACGCGCCCCGACTGCTGATTTTGCAGTCACCTTAAAGCAGACCTTGGAAAGCCTAAAAACCCGATGCAAAAATGCAAACGGGCGAGGTGATGAAACGGCTGATCTAAAGAAACTTGATCGGTGCATCGCAGTATTCAATAAAGAGTGGACTAAGTAACCACTAGCCAAACCCCGCAGATCGCAAGGTCTGCGGGGTTTTTTTTCGCCCGAATAAGAGACCAGTTATTTGTCTCCGCGAGCATGCTTGGCTAGTGCCTTATTTATCGCATCAGCCGCATCTGACGCACTAATTAGCAGATCAGCCATAGCTGACAGCTTGTTCTACTTTTCGGGTTTTGTTCTACTTTTTCTAGAACAAATTTATTTTGTTCTACTTTTTCTAGAACAAAACCCGAAAAGTAGAACATGTTCTAACCGCGCATTTGACCTTGTTCTACTTTTCCCCAATTCTGTTCTACTTTTATTAGTCAAGTTAGAACAAGAAAAGTGAGCATTCATGCGGGTTGCGGAGGTTTTGTTCTAATGTTCTACGTTTTTTGAGAATAGGGGGGCTGGTGGCAAAATATTTGTGATCGTTCATGTGCGTCAGCAAGTGCAAACCCAACTCTTAGAAAATCAGTCCCCAACCCTGCATACTCCAAAAACAGTAGAACATTAGAACAAAAAAATATTATTAATATTAATTAATTACTTTTTCTTTTTTTTCTTCGTACTTTCTTCACCGAAATGAATACTTTAGTGAATGTTCTATCGTGTTCTACTTTTTCCCTCCAGATTGTAAAGTTTCAAAAATTCTTAGAACAACATCCCACAGCCCTATAGAAAAAAGTCATCTAAATGATTAGGTTTATTTGTAAAGTTATGTTATAATCGCAAGACGCTGGAGGAAGAACAACCCATACAGCGTACCAAACCCTGACTAGCTAATCGTTACGTCAGACCCTTCTGATCTGTTAATTATGGAGTCCGTTATGAGAGCCAAATATGTACGTGGTGAGCCTTCGATGTTGCCACGCATCACCCCTGAGTTGCACAAGATGTTTCCTCGCAGTATCCGCAAGGCTTTGCGCCATGTGAAGCATCGCAAGATAACTACTACCTATTCGGACAATGACGCTGATCGCGTTGTTTCTGATTGGCTTGCAGTCAATGACCCCATGAATGAGGCGCATTATTACTGCACTAACACAGTTGACGCTGACTTTGACTTTACGTCTAGCGCAGAGTTTGCTGATCTCGACGACGACTACGCTGACCTTACCAAGGTCGAGGCGATGGATGAAGTTGCCCTGTGGAAGTTCTGCACTGGCTACGATGTTTTATGAATCAGCCCCGGCTGACACACTAAGTTAACTATACCAAGGAGATGTATGAGAGATAAAGAATTAACAATGACTCTCACCCTCACTGTCTCAGGCAGTGAAGGGTGGCAAAAGGTAATGCATTACTCACTTGAAAGCATTGGTCAGTTGGTGGAATCCAACTTGACTTGCGCCAAGGGTGATGGGTCAGACCATACCTTTGAGTACAAGATCGCCCTATCCGATGGCAAGCAGTACGACTGCCCCGCTTGCGGTAGCCACTTAATCTTTGAATCAGATGTAGCTGATCTGA